TCCTAAATATATCATTGCCTTTCTTAGCAAAGATAGGTATCTCGGTGTATTAGTTTTTCTTGTCATGTTTTTTCTTGAATAATTGTATTAATAATTGTCCGATGTTTATCTCTTTTAAAATATGAACGAATAGTCCTGCACTTACTGAAAAAATAAACGTGACTAATTTATCAGTCATGTCGATTTTATGCCCTAAAAAAAGGAACAAAATAGTACCGCAAATCCCCCCGATGTGGTTCTCAATGTTGTGTGCCATAGATATTGCCTGATAAATCATATCATTGAAAGGCCTAAAGAAACTCCGACTGCTATAAATTCTTCATACCGTTCTCGCCAAATTTTAACACACCAAAAAAATATAAATTTTAATTTCATGATTCAATTGATTTTATTGAGTGGTCTTTTTCGATTAAGTTTAGAATCCAATTTAAAAGTTTTCCTGCTAAAGAAAGTTTCCCTTTAATCAAATTCTTACCTAAAACACTGGATATTGTTTCATCGGGATTGCCGAACTTATGACCGCCTTTTTTAATTAAAATATCGTTAAACAATTTAGCAAGATAAGTGTTTGCTTGTTGGTCATCCGCAATCGCACATTTAAAAAGGTATCCGTCTAATTCTGCATACCCGTTTTTAAACAACGTCAATAAGCACGAATAAGTAAACCCAATAGGGTAGAATATACATTTAAGTATTAAAGCCGTTAGATATAAGATTAATCCTTTCATAGTACTATTATATTATTATTATTTACTTGTAACGCTACATAGTCCCAAAGTGGCATTAAAGAGCGTTTTAAACTTTCGTAATCGCCTGAGTCTAATTCAGCCCTAAATTCCAACCATTGAAAGTAAGCTAAGTTTACAACCCTTATACTTTGATAAGTGTCTAAAGGGATAATAAACCCACTTAAAATAAACATATCTTCAGGGAATGCCCATTGGTATATCTCAGGGATTTCAACTGCATAAGGACTTAAACTTGGGGCGGTAAAATCAACCTCAAAAACTTTAGAATCTAAATCAATAGTTTCATAAGTTAAAGTTTCAAATATTTCAGGGAACTCGTTTAAAGCGTTTTCACTTGTAGCAAATTTCCCTATGTGTTCGCCACTCAAAATGGGAGCAGCATAAAATACTAAATTATCTTTTTTACTTAAATTATATTGATTAGTGTTAATTATTATCATAATTGTTGTCTATTTAATGCTAAATTAAAAGCTTGTACTCTTGTATTAAAGTTGCCTAATTGCGTATCAGTTAATCCTTGCCCAAACCAATACCCCGAATATGTCCTTGCAGCGTGTAGCGTATATCCTGATAATCCTGCACTTATCGCAGCACCTAATGTTAAAGGTAATGTATTTGGTAACGCTGGTTGTCCATCGGCAGTGGTGCTTACACTTATTAAATTAGTTGTATTTCTAATTGATTTATATGCACTACCTAATCTATTAACAATAAAAAAAGATGTATCTGCCCCACTATAAGCAACTGCTTGTGCTGAAAATATACCGCATCTATGGTTAGAAGTAGAATATTTAATACTTAAATGAATACCTGAATTGAATGCTGCATAATAACCTATATCTACTGTGTTCGCAGTTGATGTGCCACCTTGAGAATAGCACCCAAAATTAAATTCATACCCAGTTTTAAATTGTCTTGGATTAGCATTAATATAAGCTACATTTGATGAACCATTCATCACTACACCTAATTCATTATGCGTAGGACTACCAACAAAATAAAGAATATCCTGCTCAAATGTTGTAGGATTTTTTAAGTTCCATTTATGTTTTGCAGCCGTACCGCCAACAAATGGGAAAAAACAATATAATTTCTCCCATAGACCATCAGTAATTAATCCATCTACTAAATTTGTAATTGCAGTTCTTGCTTGAGCATCCGTATATCCCGATGTAGACCAATCGGTTTCTTTACTTAAAAAGAAATCAGCGTAATCATAGGTTTGCCAATTTAAAGTAGTATTTGCACTTACTGAATTTGTAAGCAAAGTATTGCCAAATCTATCAACCGTCCCAACATCATATGCAGTACTTGGTACAATCCATTCAGTTCCTACTTTACTACCTACTTGGTTTCCTGAACCATCTTTAACTAAGATGTTAGACGTTGCCCCACTTGGATAAGGAGAGAACGCTGATGAGTTAATTGTTATTGTGGAATCAGGGGCAGTAATATCCGAACTTCCCCCACTTGCAATACTTGTAGTTGACAATGTAGTCCCTAAAGTATTCTTAAGTACTGCTGAAGCGTTTGGACAAGATGCCGTAACAACCCAATTACCACTAACCAAAGACCCTACTGGAGTTCCAAACCCGTCCACTACTGCAATATCCTCAGTTCCTCCACTCGCTGCACTCCCGTAAGCAACACCATTAATTGTTATTATTGCAACTGGGCAAGAACTTGTCGGAGGTGTTGGTGTTCCCGTAGTTGGAACTGCACACTCATTGTAGTCAAAATCAGCCGTTACGCTAACAGTAATTAAATGCCCTGCAATCCTATCTTTAAAATCATGAATAAAAGGAGTTAAGGTGTTATTCTTGTCTAAGTCAACATCTCTATTTATGTTTAAAGTCGCTAAAAGGTCTAACCCAATTTGAAAAGTATCCGATTCAACTTCGACTTTATTTGCATCCCCATCCTCAAGCCTATCTCCGATTAAGATATTAAAATTGTAAGTTATCTCATTGCCTGAAATATTAGATGGTTGTGGACTAACCCAAAACAAAGGATAAGTTGTAGCCGTAGACGAACTAATTTCCGATAGGTCACCATATCCATAGTCTTTAATCTGCAAATGGTTATCCGCAAAATCTTTAAAATACTTGTAAAGAATGTTTTTAGTTATCATTTCTTTTTCTCAATATACACCATTAACTTTTGTAAGTTCTTTTTAGTGATTTTCTTATTAGCAATCTTTACAGTATGGGTAGTATTTTCGTTCATTGTTTTTTCTTCTTGACCTGCCTAAATAAATTCCAGTATTGTATCCTAATTCTCTTGATTGAATGTCTTGAGCGTTGTTATTTCCACTCATCCACAAAGGATAAGAGGTGTTATATTCGCTTAAATAACCGCTTAGTCTTTTGCCGTAAAACTCAGCCATACGTCCCCATTTTTGTTCAATCAATTCTAATTCTCTTTGGCTTACAGGTTGTTGGTTATCTGAATTTTGGGTTACGACTCCTTTATTAGAGAATCGGTAGTTAAATATTATTGCCCCATCAGCGATGGTTGCGTTGATAATAAAATCCCGAATATAATCGTCTAACAAAGTTTGGTTTAAACCCGTTAAAGTACTTGCGTTGATTTGGTCTGCAATTTCATTGTAAAGGTCTGAGCCTAAAATTTGTTGCAGTTGTAAATCTTGCACCATGATAATAGTCTGAGCGATAAGCTTGTCATCGACATTATTCTCTATTACACCATATTTCTTTATGGTGGCAGTTGATACGAAAAGTGGCTTTAAACTCATTTTATTTTTTCTTTTTAACTAATACGCTCTCAAAGAAATGGCGACAACTTGGTATATGAGTAACTGTACCCTTGATAGTTTGCCAACCGCCCTTATACTTGAATACGTCATCGTTATAACCTTTTGTACTTGCATCATTTTGTAAATTATCTATTTCTGCTCTTGTATAAAGTTTATTTGCACCTATCATTTTAACACAAAACTCTCTTGAGGTATCTAAAAGTTTAGGTTCTAAATTAGTAGTGTATCTCCATTTAGTTTCTAATCCTACCTCTTGGCTTGGGGGTTCTTGTATCTCTTCGGGAGTAATACTTATTTCGCCTTTAACCTCAGTATATTTTACTTGTAGGATGTTAGCCTTATTTAAGCGTTCTAAAGATTTGTAAAGTTCACTTTCTGAAATCTTTAATTTTTTTGCAAGGTCTGAAATCTTGTAACTCTTCCCTTTTTTAATTTCATCTAATAATTTTTGGTCATCTTCTTTTGCAAACTTGTCTGAGTCAGAGTAAACAAAACAAGATTTTACTATTTCGTAATTGTCAGCCGATTCGCCTATTTTTAAAAACTCGTTAAGTATAAAATCTTCTTGAGTTTCAAAACTTGTCTTTAAAACATCGCCTCCGACAATTGCAGGAAGATTTATAAAACTTCTAATTTCATTAGTGGTTAATATTTCAAGAATCTTAGGGGCGATAATAGGATTTGAATTAATAATAGTTAAGATGTCATCCTTCTTTACAAGGTTAGGCTTTTCAATTCCTAAACGCATATAAACCATATCAGCGAATGAATCCGCATCTATTGTTCTGCTAATTACTTCACTTGTCAACTCTATTCCGATAGGGTCTAAAGTTGTTAATTCAACTGGGTTACCTATAAATCCATACAAAGAAAGAATATAGTTCATGTCCTCTTCCTCTTCTTGTTGTTTTGGCTTTACATAGGTATTACTAAAGTGCTCCCAACTTAAATCAAATTCAGACCTACCTCCACCCAATTCGCCAGGTGTTTTAATACCAAAAAGTAAACCGTTACTTACTCGATGAGAGTAAAGTATCTTATTAATTGTGTCCTTGCTTAGTTGTTCGTATTGTTTATCGAGGTCATTACTTCTTAAAGGACTAATTTCGGGCGGTGTTGTATTTGGGTTTTGAAAGTTTAAAAGAATCTCACCTGCGTTATCCGTTCCCGAAGCTTTACTTTTAAATGCGTGTTCAATCTCTACTTGCTCTTCATCATTGATTGCCGTTCCATTAAAGAAAGTAACCATTGTTCCTGCTGAGAACCCCGTTTTAACATTGTTTAACTGAAAGAAATTACACTCAATATCCGTTTCAATCGGTGTAGCACCACTATTGTACTCAGGCAAAGGGTAAATGTCACTTGCAGGGTTATCGTCTATTAGGTAAAGGATTTGTTTTCCTTGTCTTTTCAAGGGGTTGAATGCAGGAAGCTTTACTGTATCTTCAGGAAGTTTACCGTTTGACCTTTTCCATTTAGCATTAGTACTTTGTTCTCTTGTCCATTCCTTAGAGATATAAAATTCTGACTTGTCTACGTTTGTCCGAATTGTGTTAAACGGTTGTAGCTTTACTGATTTTATTGCCCCGAAAACATCCCACTCAATTAAGTAAGCACACCCACCATATAAAGTTCTTTCAAAGATTTTCTTTCTCGCTAACTCATCAGCCGTTTGAGAATTGTTAATTGAGTTTAAAGTCTTTTCTAAAGCTACCTTATCACCGTTCCAATCGGCTTTAATTTTAAAACCTTTACCATAGATATAAGTAGCCTTACCTTTTATAATCGCTCCATGTATGCCAGAATTGTTATAAAGATAACTTAGGTAATCTGAGTAATCGTTATTTTTACCATAAGGCACATACAACATATTAGGTTGTCTGCGAAATATTGGTGTTTCATTCGCATAAAGTGGGAATTTGCTGAATGAATAATTTTTAGTTTGGCTCATATGCTTTGCGTGTTAAGGTAGATTCTTGTTCTACTCTTGAGGTTATAATCTTATCGTATGTCATCAGTCCATTTTCAACTACATTTAAACCCGTAGGCACTAAATTAGTTGAACTTTGTTCATAGACATTATAGGTGTACTCATCGCCTAAAGGTATCTGAATCTCGCCTACTAATGGACTCGGTGTTGTTGTCTTTACAACTATTGTAAACTTGTTATATCGTTCGGGATATAGGCTTAAATCAGCTGAGATACAATAGTACTTTATTTGGGTTTGGTTATTAATAAATTCAAACAAGAAGTTAGGCGATGCAATGCTTATCTTTTCAGACAAAGTCAATACCACTACATTACTTCCTAAATTTAGTCTTATCATTACTTATATTATATTAAAAAGTAACTTAAGTACAAAAAAAAAGGGAAGCCGTTAAGCCTCCCTTTCTTTAATTATAATTTATTAGATTAATGTTGTAACAATCGCTTGAGAGATTCCATAAGGATAAGTCTTCTCTTCGCCCGTAAATGTTAAAACAAAACCGTTCAAGTCAGATGCACCTTTGCCCGTTCCCGCAGTTCCCGTTGATAGGTCAAGACCATTCTCAGAACCGAACAAACTAAACAAACCGTTCTTATCTTTAACGATAAACATTAATGGCTTCTGAGCAAGTACTCTTATTTCG